CTGACCCCCCCTTCCAATCGGGGCAAGGTTAAGACCCGATGAGCTGCACTAATCAAGTAACCGTCTCGCAGGGTAACACCTTCGCCTGCACCTTTACCTGGACGCCCGGGGCGACGGGTCCGGCCAACCTCCTTACCACGACCATCAGCTCGTCCCTCGAAGACCGCCAGAGCAACGTCTACGCGATGACGGTGACCAAGGCCGGAGACGGCCTGTCCTTTACGGTGACCTACCCGGGCTCGACCGCTGACTGGGCTATCGGCCTCGGCAAGTGGGACATCAAGTTCGTCTTCCCGGGCTCGACCATCTCGCGCACCGAACTCTTCCGCGTCAACGTCATCGACTCCGTCACCGTCTAAGCCATGCCCGACGCGACGATCACCTCGACGGCTTCGACCTTCGGGACCATCTCGGGGGTATTCTCCGCTGACCAGTCCACCATCTCGGGCACCATCTCGGGCATCGTCCCTGGCACCCTGACGGGTAGCGTCGGCGTCCCCGGCCCTGCGGGAGCCCCTGGCGTAGGCGTCCCTGCTGGCGGTACGGCTGGGCAGTTCCTGACCAAGATTGACAGCACGAACTACAACACCGACTGGACGACGGTCAACCTGTCGGTCTACGCAGTTAAGGCTAACAACCTCTCAGACCTCCCCTCGGCTCCTACGGCGCGCACTAACCTTGGCCTCGGCTCTCTGGCGGTAGTCAACGACGCCCCCTCGGACGGATCGCAGTACGCTCGAAAGAACGCCGCGTGGGAAGTAGTCACGACCACCCCCGACTTCATCTCCAGCGTCTCGTCGCCCCTGTCGGTCACGACCGGGAACCTCACGGTGGACCTGTCGGCTTACGCGCCGCTGGCCAGCCCAGTCTTCACGGGAGACGCCCGGGCAGTCACCCCGACCTTCGGCGACAACGATACCTCCCTCGCGACGACCGCCTTCGTCCAGGCTGCTCTCGCTGGTGGCACGGCGGTCGCCCGCGACCTAGAGGTCGAAGTCCGCAACCAGTCCGGCTCGACGATCGCGGCTGGCTCCATCGTCTACATCAGCGGGGCCACGGGCAACAAGCCCCTAATCACGCTGGCCCAGGCTAACAACGACGCGAACTCCGCCCAGACCATCGGCTTCGTCAAGACGGCCATCGCTAACAACGGCACGGGCTACGTCATCGTGCGCGGCGAACTGGAGAACATCGACACCTCGGCGCTGACCGAAGGCGTGCAGCTGTACCTCTCCCCGACGACCGCTGGCACTTGGACGACTACCAAGCCGTCCGCTCCCCAGCATCTCGTCTACGTCGGCATCGTCATCCGCTCGCACCCGACCCTCGGGACTATCCTCGTCGCGGTCCAGAACGGCTATGAGCTCGAGGAACTGCACGACGTGGCCATCGGCACGCTGGCCAATAACGACCTCCTGGCTTACGAGTCCTCGACCGACCTCTGGAAGAACAAGACCTTCAGCGCCCTCGGCCTGCTGACCTCGGCTGACGCGGCGAGCACCTACTACCTTCAGACCAACCCTGCTGGCTATCAGACTGCGGCACAGGTAAGCACGGCTCTCTCGCCTTATCTGCTCAGTGCTACGGCCGCCAGCACCTACTTCACGATCGCATCGGCTGCGGGGAAGGCGAACCTATCGGGTGCCACGTTCACAAACGACATCCTTGTTTCTAGTTCTCCTGATACTACAAGCATCGGCGCAGGCATCCTAGGGATGTCTAGCACCGCAAACTCGTACGTGCTGACGCTTTCGACTGCCGCCGGGTATCCTCAGATTTTCTTCAACGGCCCGACGGGCATGAGCACGCAGACCGTGGCCTACCCCGGCCCGACTGGCTTCCTGCTCAAGGCCGATAACCTAAGCGGTCTGGCGAACACCGGCACGGCCCGCACGAACCTCGGCCTCGGCACGATGGCGACCGCCACAGCTGCGGACTACTCGACGACCACTGTGGCGAATGGGCTCTACTATCCTCTAAGCGGGAACCCTTCGTCTTTCCTGGTCGCCGCCGACATCGCCGGCAAGGCCGACCTCGCAAGTCCGACGTTTACTGGCGTCCCACTTTCAACGACCGCCGCAGTCGATACGAACACCACCCAGATCGCCACGACCGCATACGTCGTCGCACAGGCCGCGTCCGCTACCCCGCTGGTCAACGGCACTGCCGCCGTGGGAACCTCCTTGCGCTACGCCAGGGCTGACCACGTCCACGGAACCGATACGACGAGGGCCGCTGTAGACTCTCAGACCTTCACCGGCACGCCCTCCCTGCCGACTGGGACGATCGGCGTCACGCAGACCGCTGGCAATAATACCACGGCGCTGGCTACTACGGCGTTTGTCACGACTGCGGTTCCGGCGTTTGCGACTGCGGTTCAGGCCATCACTAAAACATCTTCGACGACTAGTTTAAATCCTTCGGTCTTTAATTTCGCATCAGCTCAAGGAATGTCTACGAGGTTTGAAGGCTTAAATAGCACTTCGATAAGCGGCTCTGGCCAAATTAGCGCTGGATATAATTGCTGGAGAGAGATGTACACCACCACAACTGCTTCGGTAGGTCGTGGCGGTTGGTACGCTGGTGTTCCTGGCGTCTTGTCTGTATTTTCAAGCCGTGCTCATGAGCTTAGGGTCGATTTCTCAAAGAAGATTTGGCTGTTTGGTCGGTTTGGTTTTACCAATTCTGGCTATCTTGGAGATGCAAATACGACAGCACGCATCACGGTTGGAGGCTATACTGCCGCAACAACTGGAGCTATGACAACCTTTGGCATTGGACTTAGCAAACTAGGAGGTGTCGCAAGCTTCATTAATCTGATCGTGCACAACGGGAGCACGCAAACCGCTGTTGCTACTACTAAGGCTCTGGCCCTAAGCCAAGTCACCGACTACGTCATTTACTCTGACGGCTCTGGCAATGTATCACTTTACCTAGACGGAGTCCTGGAGGCAACGACCTCGGCAGGCCCTACGGGTGTTACCGCAAACAACGGCGGCCTTTATCGTGAGCAAGTTGAGGCTACGGCTTCGGCTGGAGTCAGATACCTGATGCGTTGTTTTGCTGGAGGAATTATCTTAGAAGCATGATTACTTACAAAATATCCATGGTCGGCGCGGTGCTTTCAAATCCTTACGAACTGCTGGCCGCCGTCTTTCCGCAGCGTGATGGCGAACCCGCATCCTCTGACGGAGCCAGCGTCATCGTCACCTTCGACTCACCGCAGACCCCAGTCGACCTCGGCCCCCTCGTCAAAGTCGAACTCTTACCCAACGAATAACACCACCATGATCACCCACCTCCTCGCCCTCCTCGTCGGCTTCGTCGCCGGTGCCCTCGTCATGCGTAAGCACAAGGCTAAGGCCGACACGCTGGAAGCCAAGGGCCGTCAGGCCCTCGACGCCCTCAAGGGCCGCGAATAAGCCGTGCGACTGTTCCTGGTCATCGCCGTCCTGGCCCTGACCGGGTGCAGTCTGTTCCGCAAGGGTGACGCCCTGCCGCCCCTGCCCGTCCAGCCGCCAGCCCCGACCAAGCCTGACGCCGTCGCGACCCTAGGCAAAGACCTCGACAAGACGGATCACCGCGTAGGCGCTGCGCTCGTGGCCATCGAGCGTAACGCCGATAAGGCCAAGGTCGTCGTGGCTGAGTCTCGCCTAGCCCAGTCCTATCTGCCCGCCCCACCCGAGGCCGACGTCGCCTTCGCCATGGCTAGGGCTACCAAGGCCGACCCCATCGACTACGCCAAGCAGATGGAGTTTGGACGCAAACTCGCCACCGCCGTAAACAAGGCGTGGGAACGACTAGAGGCCGACCAATCTGAAGCCAAGAGGGTGTCCGATTTAAAGGATGCCCGCATCAAGGAGCTGCAAGCCGAGGTCGAGCGCGTGAAGAAGGACGCCTCCTCCCAGACATGGACGCTCGTCGGTGCCGGCCTCGCCGTAGTCGGTGCGTTGACGACCGCCTTCATGGGCCCTCGCATCGGTCTGCCCCTGCTTCTCTGTGGAGCCTTCTGCGGATCGGTTCCCTTCATCATCGACTCGCCCTGGTTCGAGTATGCCGCCGGGGCGACCCTCGTCATCTCCTGCGGACTCGGCCTCTGGTGGCTCACTGACCGCGTTAGGGACTCGGTGAACAAGCCCACCCCCACCGATGAGCCGCCGCAAGAATAAGGGAGCCAAGGTCATCTGGCGCAAACTCGGCAAGGAGCGCGCATGGGGTCAGGCCACGATCGGCGAGAACCTTATCGAGATTGACCCCCGCCTCGGCGCCAAGCGTCAGCTCGAAGTCCTCTGCCACGAACAGATTCACCTGACCTTCCCCGAACTCAGCGAGCCCCAGGTTGACCGGGCAGGCAAAGACCTCGCCGCCCTGCTCTGGGCTCAGGACTACCGCCGCGTCCTCATCTCGCCCAACTCTAAGCCTCCCCGCATCTCGTGAGCCCTCCCCCTCCCATCAGCCCCGAGGACATTCCGAAGGAACTCAAGGACGGCGTCGTCGCGTCAGTCCTTGGCGGCCTAGCCATGACGGCCCGCCTGCTGCTCTCGACCGAACCCGTGTCCCTGGGCTGGGTCGTGCGCCGTGTCCTCGCCGCCGCGATCACTGCGGCCTTGGTCGGCTACGGCATCCAAGACCACATCCAAAGCCCGGGCCTGAAGATGGCCGTCGTCGGTGCGGCCGGCTACGCGGCCCCCGAATGTCTGGACTACCTCATGCGCTACATCAAGGCCCGCGGAGAGAAGGAAGTCGCCGCAGTCGTCGGCAAACCGAAACCCCATGGCAAAGGCAAAGCAGTCACTAAGCGGAAGCGGTAATCTCCTGCTGGCGGTCACGCTGCTCACCGGCTTCGCGGGAGTCTCGGCCCTGTCGTCGGCCTACATCGCCGGGTATGTCCTCGACCAACTGCAATCGACCGACGCCCTGGTCATGATCGTGACGGACGCGGGCCTGAAGTCCGACTCGGCCGACCTCGAGCGCAACATGAGCACGGCGACCCTAGCCCTGAAGTCCGTCCGCGACCTTGGTTGGGCCTTGGCTGTGGGGTGTCTAGGGGTAGGGGTGGCGGTCTTCTTACGCTCCCGCCGTCAAAACGCCTCCTAGGGCAAGCCAGAGGGGTCTATTGCCCCTTGACGGAGGCGACCCTAAGGGCAAACTGAACTCAGTCAGATAGGGGTACGTTTAATATGGCGGGCCTCGATGACCTGAGGGCGTATCATATGTAGCGCCCTGACCCCTTGAGTGGGGTCACAGGGTATTTGCGGAAAGGTGCTTGACGAATGTGGAACAGTCCGCCAAGGTTATTGACGCACCACCAATAACCATGAACACCAAGCCCGCTATGATTAAACACACCAACGCCGAACTGGCCGCCGCTTTTCGCAAAGCTATGACCGGCGTCTTTTCAAACATGGAGGCCAACGCCAAGCGAGTCGAAGCTCAGCGCAAGGCTCGCATCGCCGCCGTCAACTGCAGCCGCTAATAGCCTACCCACATGAAGACCCTCATCGCCCTGTCCTTCCTCATCATCTTCGGTTGGACCGCCGTCGTCACCTTCGCCGGCCCCGATCTCGCCAAGGCCATCGACCGCTCGCTTCCCGGCTACGTCGCCAAGAAGCCCGCCGCGGTTAAGCGCGTCCGCTAATTTCCCACCCACCATGCCCAACGCAAACCACCCCTACACCGAGACGCTGACCTTCGCCGGTCGCGTCCTCCCCCTCAAGCGCCCGATGGCCGAATACGCCGCCCGACGCCTTCAGGCCATCCTCCCGCAGATCGCCGCGCTCAACGCCGCCGGCAAGTCTCAGGCCGATGCCGCCGCCGCCCTGGACACGACCGTCTGCACCCTCCGCCAGTGGCTCGACATCACCGGGACGCAGTGGGTCAACCTCAAGAAGCGCGGCCCCTACAATCGCCATGCCTGACCCTTCCCACCGCCCATACCGACCCATGACCATCATCCGACCCGACTCCCTCCCCCGCCTCTGGTGGCTCTTCCCCTGGAGCGTCTGCCGTCAGCTGCACAAGAACGCCGTGGCCATCCGCGAGATGGCTGACAACCAGTCCACGACCATCACCAATCAGGCCAACATCCTTGGCCGATACATGGATGAGAACCGCGACCTGAAGGCCGAGGTCAGCCGGCTCTCTCACTCCCGCGAGCATTGGATCGCGAAGCACGACCGGGCCTACGCCGTCGCCATGCACAACGAGCGCGTCATCGCCGACATGGAAAGCCGTATCATCCGCGGCTCGACCATCATCCCCGACGCTCACCCCCATGAGTAGTTTCCGCCACCTCGACGGCATGGTCGCCCTGCTCTCCGAGGTCTATGAAATCAACGAGCGCATCATGACCGGGGACATCTGCTCCGCCAAGACGGCCATCCAGTCCGACCGCATGAAGAAACTCCTGCACCACTACCACGAGGCCCTGCACGAGGACGGCGCCGTGAAGGTATCGCTCCAGGCTTACGCCGCCGCCGGTGGCTGGGTCGGCATCCAATACTCCTACGAGCTCGACGGCTTCGAGGTCGCCGGATCACAAGTCCCGAGACGCGTATGACCATCGAAGAACTCAAGGCCGAGAACACCCGCCTGAAGACCGAGGTTCAGCATCTGATGGTTTTCTGCAATTGCACCCTTATCCCTAACAAGGAATTACAGGCCAAGGTCGAGCGGCTGACCAAGGCCGGGGACTTATTGGCCTTTCATTACATCTCGCTTGGTCGTAAGTTCTTCCCCAATGACCCGCTTCCGTCCAGCCTCTCGGACTGGAACGCCGCCAAGGAGGGCAAGGGCCAGCCATGACCCTCAACCAGCGCTTCTCCGTCGTCGCCCTGCTGCTCCTCGGGTTGAACGCCCAAGCCAAGACTGACGCCGCCTTCCTCGAGGCCGTCGCCGCGGTCGAGTCCGGGCACAATCGCAAGGCCATCGGCAAGGCCGGTGAGCGTGGGATGTATCAGGTCGGAAAGGCCGCATGGGACGACGCCTCCGCCCGCCTCAAGGCCGAGGGCCACTACGCCTTCCCCTGGTCTAAGTGGCGCGACGCTACGGCGCAGGACATGGTGGCCGCTTCGCACCTCCGCTGGATCAGGTCGAACTTCCACCGCCTCGGCATGACCGACCCGACCCCCGAACAGATGGCGCTCGTCTGGAATGTCGGTTGGTCCGCAGCTCAGGCCCAAGGCTTCCGAGCCAACGGCTACGCCTTCCGCGTGGCTAACCTTTTCCGCTTGTCCTTAGCCAAGCCGCGTTAAAGGGTCTTGCCGATGCATCTCCTTGTGGCGATTGACCCTGGCGTGAACGGCGGACTCTGCTGGTCCCTAGACGGCGACCCGGTCGAGTGCGCTAAGATGCCCGGCTCTGATGTCGAGGTCTGCCAACTCCTCGCCGATCTCAGCTGCAAGGCCAAGGACGTAAGCCTCTACCTTGAGGAGCCCCCGCTCTTCGCCGGCAAGAACATCCCCGGCTCCGCCATCGGCAAACTGATGTGGAACACGGGCGTCCTCTACGGCGCCGCCGTCGCCATGGGCTGGAAGATACACCGCATCCGCCCGGCCATCTGGCAGAAGACGCACACCTGCGGCACCAAGGGCGAACTGACCACGACCCAGTGGAAGAACAAACTCAAGGCACGGGCTGCCGAACTGTTCCCCTCGGTCGACGTCACCCTCTGGAACGCCGACGCCCTCCTCATCTTCGACTCCGCCACCCGCGGCGCCATCAACTGAGTTAACATAACTCGGCAAGACCCTTTACTTTGTAACCTCTACCCTCACATGAAGAAAGACCCGAAACTCCCCGCCGACTACCGCATCATCGCGGACTCGTCATACATCGTTTTACCTGATCAGAAGGTCGCCCGTCTCCTGACCCCGACTGTCCGGGGCGGCGTGACCTTCTACAACCTCTTCGTCCCCGACTATACCCGCATGAGCCTCGCCGACATCGAGGCCAGCATCAAGGCCGGTGAAATCACCAAGGCCGAACCGACCAAATAATCTCCACCATGAGCACCAAACCCACGCCCTCCTCCGCCACCGCCTCCCTCGTCCAAGCGCTCGCCGCCCTGGACAACGTGAAGGCCAACAAGATCAACCCGGCCTTTAAGGCCAAGTACGTCTCCCTCGACGCGCTGCTCGACGCCATCAAGCCGGTGCTGCTCGACCACGACCTCGCTCTGATCCAGACGCTCGTCAGCCAGGAGGGCAAGGTCGGCGTCTCGACCGCCTTCCTGCACAGCTCCGGCGAACGCTTTGAGTTCGGCACCCTGCTCGTCAAGGCCGAGGGACTGACCGCCCAGCAGATCGGCGGAGCAATCACCTACATCCGCCGGCAGTCCATCCAGACCGCGTGCGGCATCTCGGTCGACCTCGACGATGACGGCGCCGTGGCCTCTGGCTTCCGCTCTGCGGCCTCTTCCCCATCCGCCCCTGCCTTCTCCCCCACCCCCCGCCCGCTGACCAAATGAGCAAGCCTGACTTCGACCCCTTCGACCCGGTGAACGCCGCCATGCGGCACCTCCACAATCAGAACCTCGCGTCGGCTGCCGAAGCCCGCGCCGAGGCTCAGGCCAAGACCATCTCCGAGATGCGCTACGCTGGCAACGAACTCGCCCGCGTCCTCGACGACATCATGCAGTCTGAGCTCTGCCAGTTCGACGCTATCTCCAAGGCTTGCTGCATCGCCACCATCGCCAAGTGGAACCGCGCCAAGACCGGGCAACTCTGATGGCTGACGTCCCCAAGGGCATCGAACGGATCGCGGCCACCGTGCCCAAGCAGTACGCCCTCCTGCTGCTCCTGGACGGCTTCCCCTACGTCGAGTTGACGGCCCGCAAGCACGCCGACTTCCTGACCGACCTCAACTCATGGAAGCGCAAGACCTACCCGTCCCTGTCCCGCTCCGCCGTCCGCTTCTTTACGCTTGCCCCTAATGGGGAGATAAAGGAACTTACCTTCACGCCCGTCCGCTCATGACCAATCGCGAAAACATCAAGCGCCTCGTCGAGAACATCACGGGCTCGCTCGCCACCGTCCAGCACATCGCCGGACGTTATGAACAGCACGACTCCGACATCATCACGCTCTCCGACCTCAACCGCTCGGCCATCACCGAGCTTCAGGTCTTCGCCGATCACATCGAGACCGCCGATGAGTCCGCCCAGGTCAAGCCGCTCCATGACCGTGTCCACGTCCTCGTCGTCCAGCTGCGCGTCCTGCGGAATACGCTCGAGGCCATGGAGAACGCCGCCGAGTCCGCCCTTGAAGACGTGCGCCGCATCTCCGCCAGCGTCGAAGAAGCCAGCCCCGAAGATGACAGCCTGTGAACTTTGCAAGGGTGCGTGCTGTGAAAGCATCCTCCTGCCCATCGACGCGTCCCCGACCACGACCGAGTTCTACGCCGCCCGCGGCGAGGTCTTCATGATCGTCGCACGCACCTTTGCCGAACTGCCTTCCCGTTGCCCGCACCTCTCCGGCTCCGGCAAGTGCAAGACCTACGCCAACCGCCCGGTCGCCTGCTCCCGCTTCACCGTCGGCTCCGTGATGTGCCTGACCGCCATCGAGCGCCGTCGCCCCAATCAGGCCGATGCCATCATGGCCCTTCTTTGACCTTTCCCACCAACACCCAATAACACACCCATGCCCGACCTCATCACCGAACGCGTCATCTATGACGGCATCCAAGCGCTCAACCAATCCGGCGCCAAGGAGCTGCTCAAGTCCCCCGCCCACTACCAGGCGTATCTCGCCCGCACCCGCGAGGACTCCAAGGCCCTCCGCGTGGGCACCGCCGTCCACAAGCTCGCCCTCGAAGGGCTGGACGCCTACAACGCCACCCACGCCATCGCCCCGGACGTGGACAAGCGGACGAAGGAAGGCAAGGCCGAGTGGGCCGAGTTTGTCACCGCCAACGAAGGCAAGGCCATCCTGACCGCCGAAGAAGGCGCCCTTGTCGACGCGGTGGCCAACTCCGCTGCGGCCTGCATGAAGAACAATGGCATCGTCCTGACGAAGACCGAAGTGATGTTCACCGCCTTCCTCGGCGATACCCTGGTCAAGTGCGCCATCGACGGCATCTCCGACGACGGCTACATCTACGATCTGAAGACTTGCGAGGACGCCAGCCCGCACGGCTTCCTTCAGTCCGTCCGAAAATACAAGTACGCCCTCCAGGCTTACTTCTACCGGCACGCCGTCGAGTCCGCCTACAAGTGCCGCGTCCTCGGCTTCCGCTTCATCGCCGTCGAGAAGGAGCCGCCCTACGCCCACGCGGTCTATGAGCTGGGGCCGGAACTGATGACCGGCGCCGCCTTCGACTTCGAGCGCGCGCTGACCCTCTACAAGGAATGCACCGCCTCGGGCAACTGGCCCGGATACCAGACCGAGATCACCACAATCGACATCGCCGCCAAGCCTAGCGCCGCGACCAACATCAACTTTGCCTAATGAAAGCTTTTGAGTGCATCATTAAGATTATCGTCACTCTGACATTCTTCGGCCTCATCGTCGCATCGCTCATCAAATACCTCTCCACCTAACATCATGACCACCGAAAACAACCGCGTCCCGCTCACGTCCATCAGCACGAACGGCACCTACAAGCTGAAACTCATCAAGCCCAAGTTCGAGAAGGTCAAACAGTGGGAGGACGGCACCACGTCCTGCCGCCTGTTCTTCGTCGACGACAAGGGCTTCTGCCTGTCGAAGAACTTCTCCAGCAAGTACGGCAAGGCCCTCGCCATGCTCGTCGGCAAGTTCTCCGGCAAGTATACCAACGAGATCAGGCTCGACGCGACCCCTGCGGAGTACCTTCAGTACCTGGAGCCCGCCTGCGGCCAGACCATCCTCGTCGGCGTCGAGGTCGAGGCCAACGGCGAGTGGCAGGGCAAGCCTCAGTATAAGTATAAGATGACCTACCCGCGCGGCTCCCAGAAGCCGACCGCCCCCGAAGAGCCGCTGCCGCCCGAAGGCGTCCCCTTCTAATCCCGTGACCGAAGCACCCACGCCGATGTCCGCCCCGACGCTCGTCCTGATCGCAGGCTATGCCAGGGCGGGCAAGGACACGCTCGCCTCCGGTATCCTCGAGTGGTCCCAGCGACCCGCCGAGCACATCAACTTCGCCGACGCCCTCAAGGAGGCCGCAAACCACTACATGGATTACCTCGGCCTTGATGGGGACTTCTTCAAGGAGGACTTCAAGGTGGATAACCGCGACTTTCTCGTCCACGCGGGCAAGTTCGCACGGCGCATGGATCGGGACGTCTTCGCCCGCCACTTCGCCAACTGGTGCCCGGTCATGAAGCACCACGACCAACCCTCCCCCGAGACGGTCGTCTGCTCCGATTGGCGCTACGTCAACGAGCTGCGCGTCTGTCAGGACATCCTCTGGGAGAAGGGCTGGAAGGTCCGCACGATCTACGTCGCCACCGCTGGGGTCGGACCGGCCAACGACGAAGAGCTGGACAGCATCGCCGAGATCCGTGCGTCCCACCTGTTCGACCAGGAGTACATCTTCAGGCCGTCCTCGCGTAACGCGATCATGACCGAAGGCCGCAACCTCGCACGCTCATGGAAACTCTGAACACCGACACGCTGCGCTGGGCGAACAAGGTCGGCCTGTCCCCCGACCGCGTGGCCTTCCTGCTGGCTTGCCCGAAGTATACCCGCACCGGGCGAAACGATAAGCCTGCCTACATCAAGGCCGAGAACCCCAACCACCACCTCCAGAAACTCGGTGACTGCTATTGGTTCCGCCTGCGTCGCCGCGGCAAGGACATCGTCGAGAACATCGCCAGCGACCTCGAGACCGCCCGCAAGCGCCGTGACGAGATGCTTGCGGCCTTCGACGCCGGAAAGCCCATCCCTTATATCAATATTCGATGAGCGAAGCAATCAAAGGATGGCAACCAATGGAAACTGCCCCGAGAGATGGGTCTTACTTCATTGCTGGATACTATGACGACATATGCGGTCGAAAGGCTTGGGTGTGTATGTGCAACTACGAGCTTGGAGCATTTAACGCGCAAGAGCAGGTTTGTGAACCAGACTTTTGGATGCCAATTCCTAACCCTCCAAAACAATGAGCACCCCCACCCGCTTCGTCGCCTTCGGTGACAATCACGGCGACATGGCTGACGAGAACGCCGTCGAGGCCCTCGTCGAGTTCATCAAGGACTACAAGCCGACCGTGCGCGTCCACCTCGGAGACTGCTTTGACTTCCGATCCCTGCGCCGTGGGGCCGGGCAGGATGCCGAAGGCGCCGAATCCCTCATCTCCGACATCGAGGCCGGTGAAGCCTTCCTTGAGCGCACCAAGCCCACCGTCTACCTGATGGGCAATCACGAGCACCGCGCCCAAGCCCTCCAGCACACCTCAGGCTCCGCCCTGGTGCGTGACTACTGCGCCGACCTCGAGGCCCGGATAAAGACCGCCGCGAAGAGCTGCGGAGCCAAGACCATCCTGCCTTACCATGCCGAGAAGGGCGTATACCGACTAGGTCAGGTCGCCTTTATCCACGGCTACGCCCACGGCCTGAACGCCACCGCCGAGCAGGGCAAGCACTACGCCGACCGCGGAGGCGCTCTGATCCACGGACACACGCACACGCTCGCCCAGGTCAACTTGACCAAGGCTGAAGGCGGCGCCGCTTTCTCCGCTGGCTGTCTCTGCCAGAAGGACGCCATGGCCTACGCGTCGCACCGCCTAGCCACGTCAAGGTGGGGCTCAGGCTTCGCCGCCGGCTGGGTCGACGGCAAGGACTGGAAGGTCTGGCTCGTCCACCGCGTCGGCTCCCGCTGGGTCTGGACAACCGACCTCAAGGTCTTCACCCCGAAGGCCCGATGAAGCGCTTCGACGCCCACGCCCTCGTCGCCGCGATCAACGCAGGAGACACTCCCGAAGGCTGGCACAAGACCACGGAGGTCGTCCGCCTCCTGGGATACAAGACCCGAGCCGGTGTTTCTCTGCCGCTCGCCCGCATCGTCAAGGCGGGCTTCGCCGAACAGAAGACCATCCGCCGAGGCCGCTTCATCTATCGCCTGTCGCCCAGGTTCAAGTCTTGGGCCGCCGCGAAGGACGCAGCCGAAGCCCTCGACAAGTTCAAGGCACCCAAGGGATGGGTCACCCTCTCCGAGTATGCCCACAAGCACCGGCGCACCGTCCGCGGCGTGCAATACCGCATCGACGGCATGGCCCTGCCTGTCCGCATCCTCCGCAACCCGCGGAGCGTCCCTTACTACCGCAAGGCCGACCTCGACCGCATCCTACGCAAAGCATCTTGACCACGGGCACCCACGCCCACAAACCCCAACCCTCTCTTCCATGATCCCGCCGAATAACGTCGCCGCGGAACGCCACCTCCTCGGCGTCCTCCTACGCGAAGCCGCCCACCTACCGGGCGACCTACAGCCCTCTGACTTCTTTGAGCCCGCCCATCAAGACATCGCCGCCGCCATGCTTTCGCTGGCAGTCGACGGCATCGCCCCTGATGAGCTGACCGTCAGCCAGCGCCTACGCCAGGTCAACAGCCCGGTGACCGAGGCCACCGTCTCGCTCCTGGTCAGTGACGCAGGCCAAGCGTCCTTCCGCCTTGAGCACGCCGACATGATCGCGGACGCGGCCATCCTCCGCCGTGCCCTAGTCGCCGCGGAACAGGCCACCGACCCGGACACCCTGCTCGACCATTATGCCACCATCGCCGAGACGCGCAAGGGGCGGAAAGCAAAGCACGGCCCGCAGCGCATGGACTTCGATGCCCTGCTATCCTTCGAGCGTAAGGAAGACCCATCCTGCATCCTCGGCAATCACCGCTGGCTCTGCAAGGGTGGCTCCCTCCTGATCGTCGGGCAGTCGGGCACCGGCAAGTCGTCCCTGATGATGCAGGCCGCCGTCCATTGGTGCATCGGCAAGGACTTCTTCGGCATCAAGCCCGCCAAGCCCCTGCGTGCCATCGTGCTCCAGGCTGAGAATGACGCGGGGGACATCTCCGAGGCCTTGCAGGACGTCATCGCCGGGGCATACCTAGACAGTAACGAACGCTCTCAGCTGCGCGAACACCTCGCCATCTTCCGCGACACCGTGAGCACCGGCACGACCTTCACCTCGGCCCTGCGTGACCTCATCATCGAGCATAAGGCCGACATCGTCTTCGTCGACCCTCTGCTATCCTTCGCAGGCATCGACGTCTCCGATCAGGAGCAGGCGTCCAAGTTCCTGCGCCATGACCTCGCCCCCATCCTCCTCGAGACAGGCGCCGTGCTCGTGGCCATGCACCACACCGGGAAGCCCAAGGCCG